TTCTTCATCTTCTTCATCTTCTTCATCTTCTTCATCTTCTTCATCTTGCATATTCTGTGCTTGAATCTGTTCTTCAATTTCATCATCAATCATCTCAATGATTCCGCAATTGCAAAGAATGCTTGGATGGTTGCTTGATTCTGAAAGAATATAGTTTCCGCACTTGTGACAAGTAATGAATTGGAGGCCTCCAATTGAATGAATGCATTGAACACCTGTATGTCTGTAGCGAACAAACTCGCCAGTTGCGGCTAACACACCATAACCTTCCGTAAACACATAATGTCTTGCATTCGGTGCAAACGACATATTCAAACCCTCCAACAGGACGTTTTTAACGTTACGACTTACCTGACTTACCCTGTCGTAAAAGAGGAAATCTTTCACGACAATTGACAATTCGGGAAACAATGCAAATTTTTTATTCACCAATTTGTTGTTTACCAATTTGTTTACCAAGACTTGTTTTGAAACTGATTGTTGAGAAGCGACATGATGATTCATGATTTTGTTTTGAGTATTTATGTTTGTTGTTCAAGAGAGAAAAAGCATTTCACTTTTTTTACAATTCAGCGATTTTTTGAAGAACTAAAAAAATGTTAAAACTGCAGAACCCCACATTGTGAAAAAAAACCCAAGGCTTGCGATATTACGCACCAAGCGGAGTGCTTATATACTATTAATATAAACTAACAAACTAACTAACAACCAATTCTTCTCTCTTTAACTATATTCATAGTCACCTCCAATATAGCCATCTCCATCTTCATCTTCATACCACTCGCCGGCAGCATATTCGTCCTCTTCATCGGCTTGATTGTTTTGCGTCAGATAATGATATTCTTCTTCATCTTCATATTCGTCGTATTCGGGTTCTTGTTCGTGGTCTTGGTCTTCCTCTTCATTATATTCAAACAACTCTACAGCACCACAACGACAACGGATGTTGTCTGGAGTGATTCCCAGGTTTGACTGAATAAAGTTTCCGCAGTTGTAACAAGCAATGAATTGAATATTGCTGTTTGAATGAATGCATTGAATCGCCGTATGCTTGTAACGAATGACAAAGTTGCTGTCTGGAATAAGCCCATAACCTTCTGAAAACTCATAATGACCCGCATTCGGTGCAAAAGATGCAACCAATCCGGCAATTAGTTCATTTTTAACATTACGACTTACCTGAGTTACCCTGTCGTAAAAGAGGAAATCTTTCACGACAATTGACAATTCTGGAAACAATGCAAATTTTTTATTCACCAATTTGTTGTTTACCAATTTGTTTACCAAGACTTGTTTTGAAACTGATTGTTGAGAAGCGACATGATGATTCATGATTTTGTTTTGAGTATTTATATTTGTTGTTCAAGAGAGAAAAAGCATTTCACTTTTTTTACAATTTAGCGATTTTTTGGAGAACTAAAAAAAAGTTATTTCACTCTTTTTACTCTTACAAATTCTTAAAGTATTAAATCTTACAACTACTTATTTCTGTCTATTTCGTCTATTTCGTCTATTTCGTCTTTGCAGTTTCTCATCCATCTTTTCTGCTTGGCGTCTTTCGTCTGCCTCTTGTGCCACGAGTCGTTCTCTCTCTTCTTGTTCTTGTTGTTCTTCCGCTTGAAATTCTTCAATTTTCTCAAAGAACCAATATTCATACTGGATTTTCTCATGAACACGGTCTATTCCTCTTCGGCACGCAAAATGCATCTCAACTTCGCAATTGCATAATATGCTGTAGGCAAGATTTGGATGGTCCATCTCCAAATATTTGCCGCAAGTCATGCATGTTATATAGTTAAGCCGGACTTTATTGGAATCCAGATTAATACTCACATGTCTGTAGTCCATTTTTATATTTCGCAGCAAGGTTGTTTCAGTAGTAAAAGTATATCCTCTTTTGTAAGGCTGCGTCTGCGTCTGCGTCTGGGCAAAGAAGTCCAATTCAAGCATTGAATTCAATCGGTCTTTCATGTCAAAAGACTGTTTTGTAATCATTTCATCAGCCAAAGAATCCTGAATCGTGGCAAGCATTCCCTTGTAAATAGAATATTTTTCATATTGTTCCATTTCGGCGGCGATAAATTCGGAATCTTCCTCTTCGTGCATCATACTTTCTTGCAGTATTTTGTGGTATTAATGATTGCGAATTCAGGAGAGAAAAAGCATTTCATTTTTTTACAGAGGAAAATAGAATGTTGGTTACATTTTTGCCGGTTTACACAGAATTGTTGTCAGATTCATCATCGCTATTATTAATGTGCGAATCCGATGAACTGCTAAAATCTTCGTCAAAATCAGAGTCATATCTATAACTTGGATTTACGCGAATAGAGGAATATTGTTGTTCCAGTGTGAATCTAAATGAACAAACGCATGTTATTCGCGAAAGGCTCTCAGTTGGTTCTATATATTGCAATCGCATTCTTAAAGGAAGACGTTCTCTGGTTTGATAGAAATTTCCACAAATAGAACACATTATATACTCCAACGCTGGTCTTGGATGTCTTTTCCAAATACGCACATGACTCCATGTTCTAATGCGTTTGTGAACAAATTGAGGATGGCACTGTAAAATAGTAATGCCTTCAGTCAATCCAATTCTAATATTGTTTATTTCGCGAAACAATACATCTCTTCTCAATTTAATCAATTGTCCCAAGTGGTCGTAAAATACATACTCTTTAATAATATCAGTCAAATCCTTGCCGAGACCCAGTTTGTTTATTAAAACCTGTTTTGTGATTGAACTATTAGAAGCCATGATTGAAGTAGTCCATGCATGAAAAGAGAGAAAACCAAATCAATTTTTCTTGAAAAAGACAAGAAGTTTCGCCAAACAATAGTTAATAAAATGTGTATTTTTACATTCTGAAAAATGCATAATGTTTTCAACGAAATTCAAGAATTCGGTAGATATAATTTCTGGAATGTTGCGAATAATATAATTCAAATAATTCTTCATTATATTTTTCTTGTCAATATTGTATTTAATGCTAATGTCTTGAATGAATGAATTAATCGTTATCAATGGTTGCTGATTTGTTAATAAGAGAGACAATTCTTCCCAAATAGCATTGTCAATAATGTGGAAATCGTCTGAACATAAAATGTCTTGATTTGACTGCATAAAATTAATCATGCTTCTAATGTCTGATTTATATATTTTTTGAATGCTGTGCAACGATTTTTCGTGAATATTCAACTTTTCATTTAGTGAAATGGATTTTAAAAAATGAATAATATCATTTGTAGGCAACTGATTAAATCGTAGACAGATGAATTCGTTTTGTAATCCATCGTCAATTCTACTAATGTAATTGCAAATGAGACAAAATCTGACAGTTGTAGAATAATTTTGAAGAAGGTATCGAAATGCTTGTTGTGCGGTTTTTGTCATGTAATCTACTTCATCTAAAATGACGAATTTCATTCCATTGTGAAAGAGTGGATTTGAATTGACGAAAAAGTTGATTTGGTTGCGAATAATATCAATGCCTCTCTCATCGGATGCATTTAAATGAATCATTAATCCTTTGTTTTGAATGTTTAATTTTTCTTGATAGGATTTCACCAAATTGATAATGGTGGTTGTTTTGCCTGTTCCTGGTGGACCATAAAACAATAAATTCGGAAAATAAGAGGATTCAATAATGTTTGACAGTATTTTTTTATTAATTGGGTCCAAGACAATTGTGTCAAAATTGGTTGGTCTGTATTTTTCCATCCAAGGGGACAAATCCATAATATAAGTTATTGCATTCTTTTAAACCATTACTATTCGTCGGGTATTATCGTTCTCTTTTATAAAAATCGCGAAAAATCGCGGAAAACAATATGTAAAACAATTTAAGTAATTTATATATATAATTTTAATGTCTGATTTAAAACAAAAAAGAGGTAGGAAATGTAAAAATACTCAAGAAGAGGAACCGTCTTCTCCCGTGGACGAAACCATTGTTATGCACAAAAAACGCGGGAGAAAACCCAAAGGTGGCAAGATTATTTATCAAGCCATAGAGATGAATGATAATATTGAATCTAAACCCAATATTATTTTACATTTAAAATGTTCATTGAAAGATTTGACAATGAATAATGACATGAATAACAATATCAATAGTAATAGCAATGTAAAAAGCAATGGCAATAATCAAGAGACAACTATAGAATGTTATAATTTTGCCTCTAAAAACGACCTCACGTTTGAAATCATTGAAACGAATTCAACAACAGAAGACACCGATGAATGTGATTATGACGACGACAAATATGAAATAAAAGAAATATGGAAAAAATTAAAACAGTTGGAACACAATTTACACATTAATAATATTTGCGATAAAAAGTCCGCGTGTTTTTGGTGCACATGTGAATTTGACAATCCATGCATTTATATTCCAAAATATTTTATTAAATCATCCTATCATGTATATGGATGTTTTTGCAGTCCCGAATGTGCATGTGCCTATTTGATGAATGAAAATATTGACAGTTCAACGAAATTTGAAAGATATTATTTATTGAATCACGTCTACTCTAAAATATATAATTACGAGAAAAACATTAAACCTGCTCCTCCACCACATTACATGCTAGACAAATATTATGGAAATCTCACCATCCAAGAATACAGAATGCTCTTTCGCAATGAACGCCTCTTTTTTGTAGTGGAAAAGCCGTTGACGCGAGTGTTGCCTGAATTGCATGAAGACAACAATGATTTCATCATTACAAATAAAATAATCCCTTCAAATAAATATCAGATTAAAAAGAAGACACAGAAGAAAGGCCAGACGAAAAACACTATTGTAAATGAAAAATTCGGATTAGTTTCTGTCATGTAGCATGGGTTGGCGTCGCGTTTATCACCAGATTTGGTCCGTGTTTTCATAATACATGCCATCACCCTTTTTTATTTGATAGACGGACTGAAATCTTTTTGAACGAGACAAGACGCAATTAATTCTGTATTTAAAGAGAGAATGTGTATCATATTTAATTAATTTGTGAAAGAGTTTCTTTTTCAACACGGTTTTGTAACGATGTGTGTAATAGTAATAAAATTGGTCGTAGTGTTTGTAATAATCCTCTTTTTTAACACAGTTTTTAATTAAATAGTCTTCCAATACGGACTCGATAATATATAAACCGCCAATGTCTGCAATGTTTTCTGCAAGCGTTGACTTGCCTTCTACACGTATATTATCATGTTTTCCAGCTTTTTCATATTGTTGGACAACATCATTCTGCTTTTTAAGATATTCTTTTTCGTCTTCTGGCAACCACCATTTATTATAATTGCCATTTTCATCAAACTTGCATCCATCGCTGTCAAAACCATGAAACATTTCATGTGAAATAATGATTCCTATATTTGCAAGATTATAAATGAACCCTTTTGTTATATCCAGAAAAGGAGGCTGCAAAATGGAATTCGGAAATAAAATGGTGTTTCGCGTATTGTCGTAAAATGCATTCACTATAATAATAGAAATGTATTCATTCATCCATACATTGCTGGGCAAACATTTCTTTCCTTCTTTTTTCAAGTATTTAATATTATTATAATTGGCGATTTTCAAATAATTCAGCATTCCATTGTCTGGATGATATTGAATATCGTTTTCATCTTCAAATCTATCACTGTGTCCTATAATAGATTTCATCTTGTCTAATTTTAATATGGCACGGCGAATTGTTTTTGGAGTGAGCCATGTGTTTTTTTCCAAGATGGTGCGAAATTTAATAAGAATCAATGATATTAATTCTTTGCAATATGCGATTTCTTTCACGTTTTTATAATGTTTAATATACTCTTTGCACACTTGAATATTGCATTCGGATATGATTGTTTTATTTGCCCTTGATTTATTATTCATGTTAACTTTTATGTTATTCATTTCTTTAACGAAAAAGTTGGATTTAATCACACACAACTCTCTATTGAAATTTGCAATGACGTGCAATAATTTATATATCCAAAACGTATTCCATTTATTGGACGTCCAATTATGTTTTAATAAAGTCATGATGTGTTTTACAAAAGATGGATTTTCAATAATAATATGGGACGGTGTATAAGACGAACCCTTGTGAGAATATTGAAACAGAGTATTTCGTATTTTCAACCAATCAAATCCCAACTCTTCTTTTACGGTTCGGAGAGACATTTTATTGTATTGATTTTCAAGCGTTTTGTCCTTTATCTCTTTAAAATGCGACGATATTTCTTTTTCTATAGAAATAATATCATCCGTGTTGTACATGTTATTTTTACCGAAAAATGCGGCAAACAACTCTTTCAAGTATTTTTTATATTTCTCTCTTTCATTAGAAGATGCATGATTCATATAAAAATCTCGTGGAAAAGTTGTGCCGGATTCTGTAAGGTAGACAATTTCAATGCCATTGTTTTTTAAATCATTTGTTGTGTAAAAATTAATCGGTGGATTAAAATCGTTGAATATGAGCCATGCTAAACAAACGGACAATGCATCCTTGTCGTCGCTTTTGCGATGCTCGTTTAACACATTCATCAATAGATAAAATTGAGAGTTTACAAATTCATTGTTAAAGGTGTAAACAGAATCATATAAATTGCGAATGTTTTTATCTTTTAACAATGTCGGGACAATGTTTCTCTCTATTTGTTTGTTTATTTTGCGTTGGAGTGTGGAAAAATCGTCAACAATATTGTATTTTTTCGGTATTCTTGTTTTTTTTAACCATTTTAAATTCACATAGGCATAATAATCATTCTTCAACAAAGCATGTGCGTTTTTAATGCTTCTAGTATTTTGCATGCCTTGATATGTACGTTGCAGGCCTTGCACTTTTCTCCGTGTATTGCTTGTCATATATTATCAGTATCTTTGTTTTTCTGGAGTTATGTATAATTTCTCTCTGAATTGTTTATACATTTCCTTGTTAATGTCGGATTTCTTTAATGTTTTAGCATCTTTTTGGTTCAGTTTTATACCCAAATAAGACTGGATTACTAACATCGAATCATTATTAAATTCAATCAATTTCTCTCTAATTTCGGATTCAGTCATGTCAGTCTGTCTTTGAATTTTTCCAATTAACTCTTCTTCCATTCTTATATTTGGCATAAAGTATTTTATATTATAACGAATATATATGTTCTCTCTTTGTCCTCCGACAATTATGTATATTATTTTTTCAATGACACATATAATCATTGATACCTTTAATAGACTGTATAATACGGCCTTGATGAAAATGATAGTAATGGTCATGATTTCTATTTTATTAAATATATTATGTGAAAAAGGAATGTCTGTGATTGCATGGTTTATCGTGTTTATTCCATTTATTATGATGACTCTTATTATTAGTATGTTGTTGTATATTTTTGGATTGAATGCTGCTACTGGAACCTTGAATACAGGTGGCACGGGTGGCAAAAAAGCGGCCACCACGTGCACCGAAAAACTAGACGCGGCTGGAAACATGATGATTTATAATCCATATTATGATTCGCAACATCGTCCAGTCTATTATAACAATCCATATATCATAATTCCAAAACCAATCATACCAAGTCCTCCACCAACATTCAATTCATGGAGTTCCAGTGATCCGGCATATAAATCTTAAAAATGGATTTAAATACAATATATTTCTTTGTATAATGTTCCTTTTTTTAGTTGCAATTTCAGGAGTTGGATTCAATTACTTATTTAAATACGCTTTTCCGAATCGTTATAACAATGCCGTAATCACACTCATGTATAATTTTATTTATTATTATAGTTTTTGTGAAATGTATTATTTAAAACATTTCAAATCCAAAATAGAATTCCGTGAATCCAAATACATTGAATATGTAAAAAATGGTCAGGTTATACATGCAGCAGACAGTGTCGGAGGTCAATATGATTTTGTTATTTATTCGCAAAACAATGCAAAACAATTAATGAAGGATGTATTTCAACCACGACTCTGCATAAAATCAGAGGTGTCATTTATTTTATTTAATATTGTTTTTACAAATGGAGATGCAACCATTTCTCTCCGTTTATCAGGAGATGACTATAATTATTATGTTTGTGGAAATATAATTGACAGTAAATTTTTGTGGTATTTTTTAAACACACATTATCAATTGAATCTGACACAACCATTGACAAATTATTCTTTGAATATCATTGACAACAATATAAATATACACAAGGTTACATATCCGGAATACGTTGAAATAAACATGTATGGAATTTTTGTGAATGGACCCCACCAAGAGTATAGAACCCCATTGGAGACGATAGCCGATATTGATGTTGACACGGAAGAAGAAGAAGAAGACGAACCTGAAGAAGAAGAAGAAGAAGAAGAAGAAGCAGTGGAACTTGCAATAACAGAAACTGTCTCTATAATAGAAGAATCCACCACAATAGTCACGACCGCCACATCCATCGTAGAAACAGAAACACATCACACATTAAAGAGAGAAAACACAGAACATGAGCACGACACTGACAATTATGATTTTGTAAAAGAAACAATATAAAAAAAATATAATTAAATATATATGAGTCATCCGTTGTCTGATAAATGGAGTTTTTTTGCACATCTCCCTCATGACACAGATTGGACTTTAAACAGTTATAAACAAATATATACAGTTTCAACTGTAGAAGAAACCATTGGCATTTTAGACACAATGCCAGATATATTAGTAAAAAATTGCATGCTGTTTTTAATGCGACAAGGTGTAAAACCAATATGGGAAGACCCGAAAAATCGCAATGGCGGATGCTTTTCATACAAAATCTCTAATAAATCTATTTTTGAAGCATGGAAAGAAATTTGTTATGCACTTGTTGGGGATAATATTAGTAAAACTCCGTATTTTGTTCGTAGTGTTACAGGAATCACCGTTTCTCCCAAAAAAAATTTCTGCATTCTTAAAATCTGGTTAACAAACTGTGACCATCAAAATCCTACCATTGTCAATCCCGATATTAAATCAATAACCTCTACTGGTTGTTTATTTAAAAAACATGTCCCCGAGTATTAATACACGTTATGACCATTTTCACAGAAAATAGTTTAAACAATTCCTTTTTTTTATTTATTATGCTTGTCGAAATAAATAAAAAAACTTATAAAGTAGACAACAATGAATTCTGTATCGTGCCTCACGCGGAATATAATAATTTAATTATTAGAGAGAAATTGGGACATTACGAAAGAATCGCCTCCTTGTTGAATAATTTGCGGTTTGGCGACGACTCCACAAATCTAGTGATACGCTCTCCAACTCACGGTGGATTTTTGCCCATAGAATGCTCGTCACATTTTTCACACGTCTATTTAGTCTTTCAAAACAACGAGTATAAACAAAAATCAAATACTAATGAGAATCTGGCAAACCACGCCATTTCTAATGTTTCGTGGATTGATGACATCTCCGTATCTAAGTTAGAAAATTATATTTATTTTATGAAAATAACTCATCACATCTGAATCTGAATTTGAATACAAGAAATGGAAAGACCCCGATTTTAGTGGCGCCTTTGAATGACACTATTGTGTCATCTAAAAAATACAGCAATGTATATAATTTGTTTAATACAGATTTGTTCATCTACATTCCATCGCATTGTTTCTCTGAATTTCAACAACATTTCCACTTTTTTATTCAAAACAATGTAATAAAATATGACAATCTTATTCATTTATGTATTATGGTGAAAAATGGCGGGGCACAATTTGAACAAATGCTGACAAAAAATTTGCCAATCATTGATTTTTGGACCATTTTAGACACTGGAAGCACAGATTCGACAATTGACATTATTCATCGTGTTTTAGTAGGCAAAAAAAAGGGTCAATTATATTGTGAACCTTTTCTGAATTTCCGCGATACGCGTAATAGATGTCTTGAATTGGCAGGAGATGAATGCAAATTCACATTAATGTTGGACGACACTTATATTATTGAAAATAATTTGAGAGATTTTTTAAATACAGTTCGCGGGGACCAATTTGCAGATTCTTTTAGTATGTATATTAAAAGTGATGACAATGAATATGTTTCAAATCGCATTGTAAAAACAGACAGAAAGTTAAGATATATTTACAAGATTCACGAAGTAATTACCAGCAAAAACAACGTGAATGTCATTGTTCCAATGACCCAGTCTAATATTTTAGACTATAGATGTAATTACATGGAGACGCGAACTATGAATAGAAAACAATATGACATACAATTATTATTAGAAGAATTACAAGAAGACCCGGACGACCCACGCCATCTATATTATTTGGGACAAACATACAATGTTATTGGAGAGGTTGAAAATGCATATAAATATTTTATCAAACGAATTAATCACCCAAAAGAAGGGTTCTTGCAAGAAAAAATAGATGCATGTTTTGAAGCCGCTCGAAATGCGAATTTTAAATTGAACATGCCTTGGAATATATGCGAAGAATTGTATTTGAAATCATATGAAATGGACAAGACACGTCCAGACAGCTTGTATTTTTTAGGAATTCATTACAATGAAGAGAAAAACTACGAAAAAGCCTTTGGTTATTTTAAAGAAGCATTTCGTGTTGGATATCCACTTCATGCACAATACAGTTTGAAACCTACTCTGAGTTTCCATTTTTTGCCGAAATTTTTGCCGTTGTTGTGTTATATGTTTGATGATTTCTCTCTTGGATTGAGTGCAACAACATTGTATTTGCAACACAATAAGTCTGATGCAGACCAATATGAGGTTATGGTTTCTTGGCATAAAATATTTGAAAACTTGATGAAGATGCCTGCAGTGGTGGATGCGTCTCTTGAACCACGCTCACTCGTGTCAATTGGTTTGCCGGCCTACATGTCTCCCGCCACCAATGCATTCTCTTTAACCAAACCATCAATCCCTTATTTGTGTTTTGTGGCAGATGGAGGGTTTGAGCCTTGGACAGGGAGAGACATTTTGACAAAAGGCATAGGCGGTTCTGAAACATATATTATTGAAATGGTGCGTCATATTCAAAGACAAGGAATATATCAAGTCATTGTGTTTTGCAATTGTTTGAAAAAAGATGCATTTGAAGGCGTCACATATTATCCATTGAGCAAGTATTTTTCTTTTGTAAGAGAGAACCTGGTTCACATTTGCATCATTAGCCGATTTTCAGAATATTTGCCAGTTGCATTTAAAAGCCAAGTAGAAAACGTATATCTGGTTCTTCATGATTTAACGCCTAGTGGGTTGGTTATTCCGATAGACCCAAAATTGAAGAAAATATTCTGTTTAACAGAATGGCACGTTGAATACATGGGTAATCAATTTTCGCAATTGAAACATTTGTTGACACCTTTTTATTATGGCATTGATGTGGAGAAATTCAGATGGGCCTCAAACGTCCAACCAAAACCATTTAAATTCATATATTCTTCATTTCCAAATCGCGGTCTTTTGCAATTGTTGAAAATGTGGCCTCGCATTTTTATTGCAGAACCGCGGGCTTCTCTCCATATTTATAGTGTTGTAAATGGAAAATGGGTGAATTCTGTTGCAGGAGAAGAAATGAATAAAATACGAAAACTCTTGGCATTGGCAACCGAGAAAAATATGAATGTTTTTTATTATGGTTGGGTATCTAAAAAAGAATTGGCGGATGCATGGATAACCTCTGATATTTGGTTTTATCCGTGCACTTTTGCAGAAACCTTTTGTTTGACTGCTTTAGAAGCAGCATTATCAAAAACTTTTGCAATTACTTCTAATTTGGCTGCATTAAATAATACAGTTGGAGACCGTGGTATATTAATTCCTGGAGACGCTTCAACCGAAGAATGGCAGAATGCCGCACTAAGTGCGGTGTTAACATATATGACGCCTTTTTTCTCTCAAAAAAAGAATGAACTCATTGAGAAGAATTACCAGTGGACCAAAGAGATGTCTTGGGAAAACCGGGCACGGCAATTAATTGATGAACATTTGGCAATAAATTATAATTCACAAGAATGTCCTGGTAATGTATTACAAAACTGGACAATAAATGAAGAATCTAGATTATTATTTGAAAAAATAATTGTATATTTCAATTCAAAATGGAGAAATATGGAGTCACAAGTGTTGGAAATAGGCGTTTATACAGGCGCAAGTTTAATTGAATTGATGAAAATGATTCCGAATTCATATGGAGTTGGAATTGATTCTTGGTTGCAAGAGACAGATATCGAAGGTGCTTTTTTTAGAAATGTTGAAAAGGTTGGATTAACTCGGAGAATCACCGGGAGAAAAGGCGATTCGTTTAATGTTCTTCTTGAGATGAATGCCACGGGTGCGAAATATGATTTTATTTATGTGGACGGGTCTTCGCATTGTCTGGATATTTATTCTGATGCATTGTTGAGTTGGAAAATATTGAATATGGGCGGAATTATGATCATTGAACAATATCATGAATCCTTGGATCATTTTTTAGAGAAATTTTCTGATGAAATTAATGTGTTGAACAAAGGACAGCGTATTTGTATTGAGAAGAAAGAAAAATGCGCATAATAATTTGAATATTGTCATTGAAATTATTATGGGACATGGTATGGCATTTATTGTATAGTCAATATCACGTTATTTGTTTTGAAGAATGGAGGAAAGTGCGGCAATTTGTTCTTTTAATTTTTTGATTTCTTCTACTAAGAAAACTACTATTACATTGTAATTAATTGCGACAGGTGGTCCGTCAGGCGAATTATATGTTGCAAATTGTGAATTCAATGTTTGCACTTCTTCTGCAATATATCCAACTTGCATTCCTGATTCAATGTCTGAATTGTAATAATATGTTTTTGGAGATAAATCATACAAGACACTCGTGTCCATGGATAGATTTTGAATGGTATTTTTAGTTGTTGCGCTTGATGTTAAATAAGATAATTCAAATGTAGATGAGTTATAAAAAACTGCAGTTGAAGCAGTTAATGCTCTTAATGGAGCAATATAACATGCCGATGCTATAGAACCATTAATGATAGAACCGGTTGAATTTAATACAATGCTGTTTGCAGGTTGATTTGTTTGTCCTGCACTATTACCAATTGCTACTGCATTTTGTCCTTGTGAATATTGTCCTGCGTTAAGACCAATTGCTATCGCACCTGCTCCTTGTGCCTCATAACCTGCTGTATTACCAATCGCAATAGCATTTTCTCCTTGTGCTGTTAAACCTGCGAAATATCCAATTGCTGTCGCATATTGTCCTTGAGTTTCCACCCCTGCTTGATAACCAATTGCTGTCGCATATTCTCCTTGTGTATTCTGCCCTGCTTGAGCACCAATTGCTGTAGCATATACTCCTTGTGTATTCTGCCCTGCACTATCACCAATTGCTGTAGCACTTTCTCCTTGTAATGAATTACCTGCTTGATAACCGATTGCTGTAGCATTACCTCCTTGTTGTGTTTGCCCTGCACTATCACCAATTGCTACCGAACTTAGTCCTTGTTGTATTCGACCTGCATTTACACCAATTGCTACCGAACTTAGTCCTTGTATTTCTTGCCCTGCACTATCACCAATTGCTATAGCACCTTCTCCTTGTGTATTCTGCCCTGCTGATGTTCCAATTGCTACCGAACTTAGTCCTTGTTGTAGTTGCCCTGCATTTTCTCCAATTGCTATAGCAATTTCTCCTTGTGAAGTTTGCCCCGCATTTACACCAATTGCTATCGCATCTACTCCTTGTGAGGTTTGCCCCGCACTATCACCAATTGCTACCGAACTTTCTGCTTGTGAGGTTTGCCCTGCTTGAGTGCCAATTGCTACCGCACTTTCTCCTTGTGAGGTTTGACCTGCTGTATTACCAATCGCAACAGCACTGTCTTCTTGTGCGGAAAATCCAGCACTATTACCAATCGCAACCGCATTATCTACTTGTGAGGATTGACCTGCTGAATTACCAATCGCAACAGCACAATTTCCTTGTGAGGTTTGCCCTGCTGAACTACCAATCGCAATAGCATTTTCTACTTGTGAGATTTGACCTGCTGAATTACCAATCGCAATAGCACTGTCTCCTTGTGTGGAATATCCAGCACTATTACCAATCGCAACCGCATTATCTACTTGTGAGGAATTCCCTGCTCCACGACCAATCGCAACAGCATTGTATCCTTGTGAGGTTTGACCTGCGTAATAACCAATCGCAACAGCACTGTCTCCTTGTGAGGTTTGACCTGCTGTATTACCAATCGCAACCGCATTATCTAATTGTGAGGTTTGACCTGCGTCAGTTCCAATCGCAACCGCATTATCTGCTTGTACGGAAAATCCAGCACTATTACCAATCGCAACAGCACCATTTCCTTGTCCAGCATATCCTGCAAATAACCCGATTGCAATAGATTCAAGGCCTTGACTCTGATATCCTGCATTTGAGCCAATGGCAACTGCATTATTCTGTTGATTCTGACGTGCTGTATTATTTCCAATTGCAACGCATCCTGCCAATTGAGCCTCAAAACCTGCTCCAGGGCCAATGGCAACTGCATTATCTTGTTGGTCATGATATCCTGCTGCATTTCCAATGGCAACTGCATTATCTACTTGTCCGGAATTTCCTGCATTATTTCCAATTGCAATCGCATTACTTCCTTGAACTATTTCTCCTGCATTGAGTCCAATTGCAAGAGCGTTATTTCCTTGATAATTATTTCCTGCATTATATCCAATTGCAACAGAGTTATACCCTTGATTGGTTTGTCCTGTATTTTTTCCAATTGCAAGAGAAGCCTCTCCTTGATTTATTTGTCCTGCATTTGTACCAAATGCCACAGTATCTGCATATTGCCCATTATTTCCTGCATTATATCCAATTGCAATAGCATTATCAGCTTGGTCTATATATCCTGCATCATTGCCAATAGCAATTGCGTTTAGGTTTTGATAAATCTGTCCCGCTTTATACCCAATAGCTATAGCAGCATCACCTTGATTGTCATTTCCTGCATTAGACCCAATAGCTATAGAATTATTGCCTTGACTACATTGTCCTGCACTAGAACCCAATGTTATGTTTTGGTCTCCAATAGCCCAAGCATTTATTGTATTATCCCAATATAAATAATCTCCCCAATTGGTGCCTTGTTGAACGAATCCTGGGGGTCCTGTTTCACCTGTTTCACCAGCGGGTCCAGTTTCTCCAGTTGGTCCTTTCGGTCCGGTAACACCAGGTGTGCTGTTTGGATAAGCCATGTAATAACCAGTAATTCCTGTAAGTCCTGTATATCCATAAACTGTATCATTTTGATTTATTCCAGTTGTTCCTGTATATGCTGTTGCTACATAAACATACATGCCAGCAGGTGTAAAATATAAAGCATTGCTGCAATAACCATACTCTGCTGTGGTGTTTATTAAAGTTAAAACACGTGGGTCACCTGTCAATCCTGTTAATGGAATAAGTTCTAGAGGAATTGGATTAAATGATAATTTGGCATCTCCAATATAATTTGAATTATTTGAAACAAATAATTCTGACCATGGAATATTATAAGTTCCCAATGAATAACCTGTGCCAGTGACACCAGTAATGCCTGCTATTCCGGGAACAATGTTGCAATTGGCAACGATTGTTTGTTTTGATAAAGTATCGTTTTTATATTGTAACAATGATGCAGAATATACTTTATGATCAGAACCATAAAGCATCATTTCTCCCGTTATTCCTTGACCATAAATAAATTCAGTAATTTCTAATGATGCACCTGTCGGTCCTGCATCACCGGTTGGTCCAGCAATTCCTGGATGTCCTACTGGTCCTATAGATCCGGCTGGTCCTACTGTGCCCTGAGGTCCAGGAACACAACAATTTTTTTTAGATTTTAAATAATCTGAATAATTCCTTGTAAAACCGGACATATTATAATAAAATATTATAATAAATCATAAACTGAAAATAGAAAAAAAAACGAAAAACAACACTTTAAGATGATGGCAAAGAAGAAACACACAATTTTATCTCACCTAAACTGGCAACATTGTATTTGACAACCAAAGGCAAGTCATTCTCCAAATATACTTCTATTTGAGAACACAAGTTCGTGCATTTGATAAAATATCCCAGATTTTTCAGAGAGAATTCGCCTTGAATCACCTTGGAAGCGTCTTGTTTCAATACAAATCCCATGCTTCCATCCGACTCGGCACGATGAATTTCGGCAGACGCAAATTGCCCGGAACATTTAAAGATTAATTCATTGCCCACCGATTTTATTTCCAACTTATCCGAAATGCATGTCAAGTCACGAATGATTTTTTGGAAATCGGCAGAAGGCAAATTAATAATAGACGAGAATTTCACATTCGGATATTCCAACTCTTCTGGCTCGGGCTCAATCAATCGCAACTTTTGGGTTTTGCATTGTTTGATTTCACCATTTTCAAATTTCAAAGCCAAATGAGAGACAATGCCCTCGGCGTAATCCGCGTTTTCAATATAAATAGTCAATGTATCATCATTGTCAATTGAGTTGATGAGTTTAAACAAATGAAACATGTTTACTCCAATGATAATCTTTTCTTTCTTGCATTCGTAAAATTCAAAATTCGGCGCTGCTAAAAACAAATGTGCCAAAATAGTGTGTGATTTGTCCATGTTTATGATGCGTATTCCATCTGGTTGAAAGGTAATATTTGTCTCTAATAAAATGTCTTTTAATGCCGTCATTAATGTGCGGAAAGGAGCAATTTGAACTGTTTTAATAGTTAGAACATTCCCTTCCGACGCGGTGTTTTTTAAGTTTGACATAATAAACAGTTATTTAAATCTTTATATATTATTTTGATTATTATAAAAAAATGAAATGCTTTTTACCAAGTTTTTAGAAATCATTGAATTAAATGAATACCTCCTTTGAGAAATTAAATCCATATGTTGTTGGTTATTTGGAATCAGCGTATTCCAACTATGAAGAAGAATTGCCCGAAGACCGAATTTTAATTGACGAATATTGGAACGACCTATTCTTATTTGATACGTTGACCAATACTGACGCATTTAGCGAATATGTTTCGCCGAGTGAATTTTGGAAAGAAATTGATATTACACAGGTAATTCATTATATAAATTCGCATTATTCTAGCGAATATGGAGAGCATCATATTTTACAATGGAGAGACCTTACCTTGGATTATCTTCAATTGCAATACGCGGTCGTGTATTGTTCTAAAAACAATGAAGAGTTGAAACGGCGAATCATGGGCAAAGACGCGGACGATGGCGAGGACCATGGTGATGAAGATGCCGATGGAGAAGAGACGGACTGCGACGATGTAGATTAGATTGCGGGATTGCGGCGATAGTATGCGAGTTAGAATTAACTATTATTATTAAAGATTTAAATACTTTTTTTATTTCCATGTATGGAATTATTACATGAAAATTGCGAAAAAACAATCAAAGAATTGTGCGAGAAATACAAGGAAAATCCATACATGTTGCAACGCATTCGCAATCATATTGTCAGTTATTTGCCGACAACGTTGGAATGCGAATTGAAGAATCACGAAAAAAGAATGTTACGCACAACTTATTTGTCAAATGAACAACAAACATTTATTCAAATATTTCTCAGTAAAAATCAATATTATTATTTGCCGAGTAGCAATCATTTTTATGAATACAATGGCACCAATTATCTTATTATAAAAGAAGACAATATTATTTATAATTTGCTTTCTAGCATTTCAAAGGACCGCGTATTGATGCAGTGGAAACATCGCACAAAATCACACGTTATTAAACAAATACGAGAACGCAATTTATTTAACTGTATTCCTGAATCAGACACGATTCAACGCGTCTTGAATTTATTGTATCCATCCATTTTTACAAATAAAAATCATGCAAAGTATTTCTTGACCGTTCTCGGAGACAATATATTGAAGAAAAACACGCATCTGATTTTTTTAATCAACCAAAAGACGAAAAGAATAGTAAATGAAATACATCACATTGCATGTTCTAGCATTTCAAATATTAATGTCACTCACAATTTTATGTGCAAATATCACGAGAATCATTCTTATGAGAATTGCCGTTTGTTGAAAATCAACGACTGCTTTTCGTTTGAATTGTGGGAAGAACATATTCATAAAATAGGCTTGAATTTATTGTGTGTTGCGGCACATTATTCAAATCGCTATGAAAATTCCGACATTTATATTGAGAGTAAAATGGACGACGATGAATTCAAAGCATATGTATTGTATTTGAAAAAGAATACGCAAAAAGCAATCATTCACAAATTCTGTAAATTCTGTATTCAATCAGCGGAACCTGCAAATGTCATGAAGATTCAATGGAAGAATCTGCATTTTATTTGGAAACAATACTTGTCGGGGTTTTCATTCCCAAACATGATTTATTCAAATACATTAAAAGTAATTCTAAGAGAGAAATATGATTATGATGAGGCGACGGATACTTTTTTAAACATTACTAGCAAATATTTGCCGGTTGTCTGCGATTTCATTACTTTTTGGGAAAATCACATGAATTGCAATACGATAAATACTGCAGAAGAATTGGAGTTGGATGAAATCTCCATGCTTTTTAATTATTGGGTAAAACAAAACAATGCTTTTGCGAAAAATATGAATATAAGTGAAGATTACATTCAAAAAATAATTGTGCATTTTTTTCCACATATTGAGATTTTAGAAGAGAAGTTTATTTTGAATATTAGTTGTCATTTGTGGAATAAAATGGAGGACATTCAAGGGTCTTTTGATTTTATCAAAAAATCGTTTCAAGAGAAAAATACTACGCTCTTGTCAATGGACGATGCTTATAATTTTTATTGCCGATTTATGGATGAAAAGTCTATCAAATTTATTGTTAGCAAACGGTATTTTGAAAAATATTTGTATTTTAAAATCTCGGATTTTATCGTGTATGATACGTTTATCAACAATCAATGGTTTCTCTCTCCTGCATGATTCAAAAATGCGAATGGGTTGGTAGTCTAGTCTATTGTTTATTCTTAATCAATAAATTAAGAATAAACAAATAATATCTCGGTCTTATATAATGGGTGTAGATTGGAGTGATGATATTGCGAAAGAAATGATTTCTACACATATTAATTCAATGGATAGTTCTGTCATTAATAAAATTTCTAATAGACTTGATAAGATGAGCACTACGCTTGATAAAATTGCTGTTAACATGGTTGGCTCCCCTACGCGAGGCCTCGCACAAGGAGTTGTAACCGGCATCACCACCCCTGCCGAACTCAGGCCTGATTCAAGTCAACGGCCTCCTAGACCGAGTACAATAGGAAATGATGTCGCAAGAAAAACTGCAGTGATACCAAGAAATACAGCTATATCAGGAAATGCTGCAACTGCACCACCAACCACAACAGCAGAGACAGCGTCAGAAGGCAAAGATGTGGTAGAGACGGTGGTTCCGGTTGACTTAAACATGGATGATGAAAAAATTTTTGAAGATTTAAAAGGCAGATATCTTCAAAAGCATGGCACATTTTCAGAGGATTATGGAGCAGTAAATATGATTTCTTTTTTGTGTGCTGTTTGGTCTAGGTTAGCGTACATGGACGACCATGATTATTTAGGTCATTATAGTCAGATATTTGGCGATACAAAAAAAGAGCCTGGTGTTATTCCCAATGAAATGCTAACAGACATCAACACTCACGCAAACCAAAAAAATAATTTATTCAATGATACAATAATGTTTGGATTAGATAGTATAACAACAAAACACGGATTAAAGACGTATACTAGAAATCCTGAAGACAATTCACGGCAATTTGGAGAAAAAGGGTTGCAATTCTCACCGTTTGCTCAAAAAATAAATCAGATAAATGGCGAAGAACGTTATGGAGATATTCCATCGGCTGCAAGTTTTTTTGCAAAGAAGCCGAAAATGTCAGAGGGCCTTAAAAAGAGGTTGACAAACTGCGAGGTTAATCTGGGTACCATAGAACCAAATCCTAATGTTGTAATGATTAGCATAGCAACATCTAATTACAGAAATATTTATATAACAGGCGACAAAAGAATGCCGAATATTGTTTTGGTGACATTTCGTGGAACATATAGTGTAAAATCTGCAGGTTCCTACACGAAAACCAGCAGTTTCTATCCAGTTTTAAGTAATGTAATTGATTTATTAACAATGGATGCAACTAATAATATTGCAGAGGAGCATAACCAAAACAATAAAGGCGTGCAATACAATATATACAAAAGAACAAAAATAGAGGAAAGGTGTTTGTTTGGCATTGATAAATTATTAATGGATGTTATTCATGACATAATACACGCAGTAAAATATGTCTCTGACGAAATTAAAAAGAATAATTCTAAATACGCGGACAATACAGATAAAAAAACACGAGTCATTACAACAGGTCATTCACTTGGCTGTGGTTTATGCACATTGTTTGCATATTATTGCTGCACACGTCGCATATTTGAAAAATATGGTGATGAGTTTAATAAGGACATTGTGTGTATAGGTCTTGGTGGTCCTAGAGTGTTTGGTGAACAGACATCTAGGTTGTTTTGTTGGTTAACAAAAAACAATGATGCAGATGCGGCGAACAAAACAGGATACGAAGAGATGGTTGAAAATGAAAGAAAATTCATGGGAGTAAACCTGAAAAGAGTGATGCAAAATATAGATGGACGAATATTGTATTTAAGAATTACTTCATATTATGACCCAGTTCCAGGATTGCCTGCAAAACCATTGCCTTTTTACCATCCATGTTCAAAGTTAGGATTGTTTGGAATAGGAAATTATATCCCAGAAGATGCAAGGAAAAATATAACAGTTGATTGTTTAGTCCAAGTAAGCAATGGGTCGTCCAGTCGTTGTACCCCATCCATGACAAATGATTATTCTATTGGTTTAAATTGTGTGAATACAAAAGATAGGGAAAAAAAGGGCAGTTTAACTCTTGGTGTAAAACATCTGGCGGTTGGATTGTTGGCACCGATTTTATTAAGGCTTCCATATCATTGTCATTATCTTGGAATTAACTATATTCGTGCGGTTTCATTATCAACTCCCATGTTGAATGAAATTACTAGATATGGTTATGGAAATTTATTAAATGGAGAAACTGTTTGCAGAATTTGTGTATATCCAGCGATAACAAAAGGTTCTGATGTGTCTGCTGGTTCTGATGTGTCTGCTGGTTCTGATGTGTCTGCTGGTTCTGTTTCATTTTATAATTTAACTAAAAATAGACAAATCAAAAATGATGCCAATGATGAGGTAGAAACGGAAATAGAGGTCGATTCAAGTCAAGTTGTCACAAAAGAAGAAGATGAGAAGAACAAAATTGAGATTTTATTGCTTAATGCAAATGCGAACATGCTTTATGTGACTGCTGCGTTGACAACATCCACATCCGACCTTTCACAAAAAGTAGAATTAGAAAACATGGCAGACAATCCAGTTTACAAAAATTTATCTCAAGGTGCAGTGCCAACTAAAGAGGAAGTTGATGAGTATATAACAGAAATGAATTCCATCTATGCCAATGATGAGAAGAAGTATAATGAACTTATAAAATCTAACTCGGACCCCACAAGCAACGAAACAATTGTTCCACTTGCACAAGAAGTAATTTTCTATAAAGGGAAGGCAGCGTCAATGAGAATGGGGATGACTGCTAAAATTAACAAACTAAGTGCCTTTATTCAAGAAAAAATAATGGCCTTTAAGAAAATGTATGATGAAATTCAAAAAACAAATCCGACACGAAAGGCTTATATTGACTTTAAAGAGAGGATATTTAACAAATTAAAGAAAAAGGACAGAGAGATATTATTTGAAATAATAGGAATGTCTTTTTTTTCAAACGAAGAAAAAACATCACCAGAAAAGAGTGAGATTAAGAAATATTTGAAGGAAAAATATGAAAAGAATACGGGCAAGTATTTAAAACCATCTCCTAATCCAGAACTTGATGCATTTATTGATGAAATCAAAGAATATTTTCCAGATAAAAAAGAGCAGGAAGCCTTTTGTCAAACAATAAATATACACATTACTGGAAAAACAATTAAATCCATCATTCCAACTTTTACACAATATACTTATCCAGAAGATATATATGACACAAAGGAGTTTTTTTTACAGTTAATAAAAAACCAATCTTTTTTATATGACATTAAAAAAGAAGCACCGCCTATAAATTATAAAAAGGTTAAAGAGATGGGTAAATCTGATTTTTTGGATGAAAAGAATGTTATAGTAATTCCAAAGGCTCATACAACAAAAGAGCCATTGTATCAACATGCTCAAGTATTTATTGATAAAATCAAATTAGCGGAAGAAGCGGCTGCAAAAGTGGTGAAAGAAGCGGCTGCAGAAGCAAAAGGTGCGGATGAAGAAGCAAAACTCGCTGCTGAAGAACATGAAAAACAAAAATCACCAGAAGAAAAGAAGAAAGAACAAGATGAGGTTAATGCAGCACAAGACGCACATTATACAGCTGCACTAAACGTCCGCACGGAACTCCTTAATAAATTACATGAATATGAAAATGCACAGTTTATAATTCTGTATACGAAAAATTCAGACAAGTCGTCAGATTCTTCTGAAAAACTCATAAGGACTGACCTTAAGGCAGAGGATGACCTAAATGAACGCGACCCCTTTAAAATTGAAGAGATAAAAAGATATGTGAAATTTAATGATTATATGAAAGACATTGAGGATGCATTAGGCAAAATTCTTAAAAGGACTCAGACACTTCCTACAGACTTAAATGATCGCATTCAATCATTCAAAAAAATAATTGAAAACTATGAAAAAAATATTAATGATATTCAGGGTAATTATAAGGGGTTGTATTCTGACGGATTAATAACAAAGATGCAAGAATATTTTACAAAAAAATATAAAATAGATATAGATGATGTAAAAAAACTATTAATGGAGGCAGAAAAGGAGGCAGAAACAGAAGCAGAAAGAGTAAAAGAAGAGGAAAGAGTAAGGGCAGAAGCAGAAGCAGCAAAAGAAGCAGAAAGAGTAAAAGAAGAGGAAAGAGTAAAAGAAGAGGAAAGAGTAAAAGCAGAAGCAGAAGCAAAAGAAGCGGAAAGACTTGAAAGGCAGAACAAAATTGATACTATTCAAACGGAAATAAATATGTATATACCATCAAAAGCATATTTTACCAACGGTAATCCAGACGGAGAGTCAGATTTACACAAGAATGAAAATAAATATTATTTGGCACAATTTAAAAAGTCACCCCCTAACTCTACACTTGAACTTGAAGAGGGTCTTCTGTTTGAAGATGATGAAAATGAAGATGACGCTGAAGCTGAAGCTAAACAAAATATGATACATCTATTAAAATTAGGTTACTCAATATTTTTTCAAATTATGTCATTGCTTGATGCAGATTTGAAAAAGGCCATTGATAATGCCACCCATGCTAACGCCACCCATGCTAACGCCACCCATGCTAACATGACTGTATCAGACGGAAATAAACTCCTTGCTAATTTAATTAAAATAATTGATGAACACCTTAGCACACTTTCTACTGCCATTAATAATTCTCCATTAATGAGTGAACTATCTATCAAATATGCAACAGAAATAGAGGCTGAAGTAGACAAAATTGAGATAGTAAAAAACTCGAACACTCCATCAATCATGGAACATATAAAAAAAAGATGGCATGATTTTATTCAAACAATTAAAGACAAATGGAGTCCGCCTTCCACAGGCGGTCAATCTCGCAAACCCAAAAAACATCGCAGAACCATCAAACTCAAACATAAACGTCAATCATCAACACAACTGCGTTCATCCTCTAAATCTCGCACGAAAAAAAGAAGAATATAAAGTAGTAACTTGGCGTTATTGTATTAAAAAGATGAATTTAAATTATTGTGTTAAATTCATCCAACATATTATCAAGCATTATTATACATAGTTTCTGATTACATAGAGGCTCCTTCGGACGTGTAATCATGAGGAGTCAACTCGTGTCTAATTCCGCTTCCTCCATGCATTCTGCGTCCACGTCTTCGACCATGTCTGCGACCATGGCCACGTGTGCGTCTGCTATGACGGCTGCCACGATGATGTCCGGTCATTTTCACAAACCCGAATTTGCCCTTTTGTGTGCCGTAGCCGTGTTTCAACAATCGCATTTCTTTTTTCGCAGTCGCGTGTTTCGCCTTGGAAACAATTCTGCCAGCCTGGTTCTGCATCAAATCAGATTTGCACAATCCTCCGCTGGTTTTATACGCGGTGCCATGCCACACTTGAGCGCGAGTTCCAATCAACATTTCATAGACACCTCCCGCAACCTTGTATTTTCCTGATTCAGTTTTAGTAAATCGTGTCATTATAAAATTAATACAGATAATAAATTTATATTTCACTTAAAATTTATTCCTAATAGGAGAGAAACTGCCGCCGGGTTGCCCTTCTATGCTTCCTAACGCATCTAACTGTGTCTGTTGTCCTAAATAACAATTGCCGAAATTGATGTTTCCTCCTAAACTTGTATTTATTATTTGTGAGATTCTCATATTGGAAGAAATGTTTGGACGTATGTTTTGCCCAGAAAGAAATCGTCGCTGTTGTCTTCGTAAACATCCGCAATAGAATTGTTTCTGATTTATCAAATGGTTCAATGATCCAGGAGTAATCTTAATTGCCATATAATAAAAAATGAAACAAAATAAAGGAATCAACGAAACTAACAAATATACCAATCACCATGGAATTGTCAAACAAATACCAACAGAAAACAGACAAGCAGCACATTCTAGACAACCCGGACACCTACATTGGTTCGGTGGAAAAGATTGATGCAAATGTCTGGATATTAAATGAAGACAATACTAAAATCATTGAGAAAAATATTACCTACATTCCAGGTTTGTTTAAATTATTTGACGAAGGAATAGTAAACTGCCGCGACCATGTTATTCGCATGCAACAAGCGTGCTCTTCCAATACAGAGCATGCGGTGCCGGTCTCTTATATTGACGTGACCATTGTAGAAGCAGACGGTACGATTATTATGACAAATGACGGCAATGGTATTGATGTTGCAGAACACCCGGAATATAAAATTTGGATTCCAGAATTGATTTTCGGACATTTGCGAACCTCTACGAATTATGATAAAACCGAGAAAAAAATCGTCGGAGGTAAAAACGGATTTGGATTTAAATTGGCACTTATTTGGTCTACACATGGGTCTATTGAAACAGTGGACCATGTCAGAGGATTAAAATACAAACAAGAATTCAACAACAATTTAAATGAGATTTGTCCTCCGCAAATTACAAAATGTTCGGGCAAAAAACCGTATACTAGAATCTCGTTTCGTCCAGATTATGCTCGGTTTGGAATGCCCGAAGGATTGACTCCGGATATTATCTCATTGTTGAAAAAGCGTGTATATGATGTTGCCGCCGTAACAGACAAGGGATTAAAGGTGAAATACAATTCTCAATTGATTCCAGTAAAACATTTTGGGCAATACATTGACCTTTACATTGGAGGCAAAGAGGAGGCAAAACGCGTATATGAAGAGAATGGAGAACGATGGGAATACGCCGTTGCATTGTCATCTAGTCACGAGTTTGCACATGTTTCATTTGTTAATGGAATTCACACATCCAAAGGCGGAAAACATGTCGAGTATATTTTAAATCAAATTACTCGCAAATTGGTGGAATACATTGAGAAAAAACGCAAAGTAAAAGTGAATCCAAACAATATCAAAGAACAACTGATTCTCTTTTTAAGATGTGACATTGAAAATCCGGCGTTTGACAGTCAGACGAAAGATTACATGAATACGCCTTTTTCAAAATTCGGTTCTGCTTGTGCGGTTTCCGATAAATTCATTGAAAAATTGGCGAAAATCGGTGTCATGGATGCGGCGTGTGCTTTGACCGAAGTGAAAGAAAACAAGGCTGCGAAAAAAACGGATGGCACAAAGACGAAAAACATTCGCGGTATTCCGAAATTGATTGACGCGAATTGGGCTGGGACGGAACGGTCTGCTGAATGCACCATCATCTTTTGCGAAGGGGATTCGGCGAAAGCCGGAATTGTATCTGGTCTTTCATCTGAAGATAGAAATCTCTTTGGTGTCTATCCAATGAAGGGGAAAATATTAAATGTGCGTGGTGAAAACATTAAAAAGGTCAGTGAAAACAAGGAGATTGCCGAAATTAAAAAAATACTTGGATTGGAAACCGGGCGTGAATACACCGGTATAGAAGATTTGCGATATGGTCGCGTGCTTATTATGACAGACGCTGATTTGGACGGACATCATATTAAAGGATTATGTATTAATTTATTTCACACACAATGGACGGCGTTGTTGCAGATTCCCGGATTCATTGGGTTCATGAACACGCCGATTTTAAAGGCCAACAAAGGCAATCAGTCGCTTGTCTTTTACAATGAAGGCGAATACAATGAATGGAAAGCCGGATTGAGCGTGAGCACAACAAGCACAAATAATTGGAAAATCAAATATTACAAGGGTCTTGGCACGAGCACTGGAAAGGAATTTCGCGAATATTTTCAACAAAAGAAGATTGTTGGATTTGAACATACTGGAAAAGAAAGCGACGACACGATTGATTTAATATTTAATAAAAAACGTGCATCAGATAGAAAAGACTGGTTGGAAAAATACAATCGCGACAGTTATTTAAATACCGCGAATACGAGTGTTTCATATGAAGAATTTATTAACAAAGAGTTTATCCATTTCTCCAAATATGATTGCGATAGAAGCATTCCGAATTTAATGGACGGATTGAAAATTAGTTTGCGAAAAATATTATATTCTGCCTTTAAAAAGAATTTGACCACGGAAATCAAAGTCGCACAATTTAGTGGTTATGTTTCGGAGCATTCTGGGTATCATCATGGCGAAGCCAGTTTGAATGCGGCGATTATTGGAATGGCACAGAATTTTATTGGCTCAAACAATATTAATTTATTGTTGCCAAATGGTCAGTTTGGAACACGGAGAACTGGACAAGACCATGCATCTGAAAGATATATTTACACGCAATTGAATAAAATAACACGCTTTCTATTTCCAAAAGAGGATGACGCGGTGCTAACCTATTTGGACGACGATGGCCTCATTGTGGAACCAATCTTTTATGCACCTATTGTCCCGATGATTTTAGTTAATGGTTCAAAAGGAATTGGCACAGGGTTTAGCACTGACATTATGTGTTACAATCCGTTTGATATTATTGATTATTTAAAAGGGAAATTGGAGATGGAGGTTGCTCTGGATTTGGAGATTGACATGCAGGTGACGTGTGAACTTGAAGGATTAACGTCGGCGATGCAAACCATGGAAATTTCAATGCCAAAAAGCATAGAATTTCTGCCTTATTATGAAGGATTTCAAGGAACCATAGAGAAAATTGCGACAGGTAAATTCCTGTTTAAAGGAAAATACGCGAAAATTGCGACAGACAAGATTCATGTTACGGAATTGCCGGTCGGGTTTTGGACAGAAGACTTTAAAGAGCACTTGGAATCATTGACAGACACGGTTGATAAAACAGGCAAAAAAATAGTGCCTGTTGTAAAAGATTACAATGATATGAGCAAAGACACCAACATTGATTTTACGATTACCCTTTCAAAAGGTAAACTAGAAGAATTGGAAACAATACAATGCGACCATGGATGCAATGGGATTGAAAAAATATTCAAGTTATATTCTACCAGCAGCACGTCAAACATGCATTTGTTTGATGCACACGACACATTGCAAAAGTATGACACTGTTGAAGAGATTATAGACGATTATTTTGAAACGCGATTGACCTTGTATAAAAAACGAAAGGACTATATGATTGCTGCATTGGAACAAGAATTGATTGTTTTGAAAAATAAAACAAATTACATTCGCGAGAATTTAGAAGATACGATTGATTTGCGAAAAAAGAAAAAGGAGGAGGTCGTCATGATGTTGTCAAACAAGGGATATGCGGTTGTAGACGGAGATACAGAATATAAATATTTGACGAAAATGCCGATGGATAGTGTTACAGAAGAGAATGCGGATAAATTGTTTCGCGAATATTCTATAAAATGTGTGGAACTTGAAAACGTGAAACGTAAAACAGTGATGGAAATGTGGGGCGAGGAATTGGATGTATTGCGTCAAGAATATATGAATTACAAGACAGAGCGAAGCCATGTTGACTCTGCCAGTGGCGGGACAAAACAAGGCGGCGGCGGCGGCGGAACTCAAGAAAAAACCAAGACGAAAAAGACGAAAAAGACGAAAACTCTGAAACCCAACCCCAATCCCGTTAAATAATAAATATATGTATACTATATGCTTGTTTTAGGTGAGTCAAGAATTAAAGAGTTAAATGGACCGGCTTCGTTTACTTCATTGGAATTAAAGTCTCGTTATGAAGGAATACTTCCGACAAAATACATGATATTTTTAGGAGATGAACATAGTTATGACAATTTTACAAAATGTGAACGTGCGGGTTGCGTTGAAGCCAAATTGGAATTTATTGACATGTTGAATGATTTTGGAAAACGTGAAAACAACATTGACATACAATTTTTTTCCGAAGAATTTCAAGTGACAAAACAAAAATTATCACAGCAGGCCATTAACTATAACGAAATAAAAAAAGATTTACTTATCAGTGATATAAATCAGCCTTCCGGTGTAAACACAAATAAGAAATTAATGGGACAATTAACCAGCAGAGGTGTGACAACCCGGTCAGACATGTTAGATTTTAATAAAATATATGCGAATTGTTTTGCAAGAAATAGTGGTCGGTGTAGTCATGCTAATATTGAATGGCATTATGCCGATGTAAGAAAAAGACCTACACAGTTAAAAAAATTGTCGTCTGATAATTTTGAAATTTATTGTGACATGGCTTCTAAATTTAGTTTAATAATTGAATATGTAAATCAATCTGAATTGCAAAAAAAAATTGATGTATTGTCCGTTGAGGATTATTCCGATTACGACAAACCAGATCACACAGTAATGACTTATATTAATGACATTGAATCGCACCTCCCGATTTATTTAGATTTTTTACGAATAATGTTTAATAATAGAGCCGAGTTTGTTCGGCGAGCATTAACTTCATATACATTAAACAAACAATATGGTAAATTAAGTCGTCAATTGATAGAGATATTTACCGAGGATTCCTTTGTTGAATTATTAGAATATAACATTGTATTTTTAAATGAAGGCATGGGTCTAGACTTTGATGCTTTGTTAGAAAAAATAAATGTCTTGATTGAAATATTGCAGAGAATACATGGCATTATGAAATCAAAAATACGTGATGCGGAAAAAACAGAGACTATTCGAACTGTTCTAAGAGAAACACCATTAGTATTTACTAAAGCCGAACAACAATATATAGAAAATTATTACTTAAATTGTGGTCACATATTTATGGATATTTACTTTATTTTTCGTAGTAATAAATACCGGAAAAATAATCTATTAACAATGTCTTATTTTGGGTCAAATCATGCAAAATATATTAGTCATTATTTTGTAAATATTGTAAAAACCCATTCATATGATTATAATGTGACTAATACCAGAAAAAGAGTTCGTTTTACCAAAGAGATTAATTTGAATGAAATCATGGGACTTGTGCCTCGGAAATCTCCATTGATAAAGATGCGTCGCATGTCGGCAACGCGTAGGTCGTCATCACCTCGTAGGTCGTCAAGACGTAGAACTGCATCACCTAAAGCATCACCTAAAGCATCATCACATCATAGTAGGTCGGCATCACCTCGTAGGTCGACCACACGTAGGTCAACATCACCTCGTAGGTCGGCATCACAAAAGGCAGAACGAAAAGCATCGTCACCTCATATGTCCGAATATTTGCAAGAAAACTCGCCAAGTAATAATGGCAAGGGAAAAGGCAATAGAAAAAGAAGGACAAGAAGGAGAAGAACCATGCATAAATGAAAAACCTCAATAATAAAGGTCCAAGTAACACCCCCAAGAAAATAATGTTTTTTACTTAATATAAATATAAAACATTACAACCAAAAAATATGTTGCAATTTGGAATCTTCACATATCTATTTATAAAAAAGAGACCTTTTGTTTATCATAAAAATATCAAGTGACGCATGAATGAAAACAAACCCTTTATTTTCTAAATATTTTACAATAGGAATACTTACATCATTATAATTATTTTCAAATCCAATAACATCTATGAATACTTTATCAAAATTTATTGATTTAATTACTTCAAATTCAGCACCTTCGACATCAATAGATAAATAATTTACATGTGATATTTTGTTTTCATCAAATATAGTTTCTAATTTTTTAGTATTTACTTTTATTACTTTCGTGGTTGAACCATATCGTTTATTTTCATATTCTAATCTTTGTAAATGTCTGAAATCAAAATTGCCTTTAATTCCTGAAATCATTTCGGTATAACCTTCATTACACAAAACTCGGTTTCTCCATCATTATTACACACTGCATAATTTAAATTAATATTATTTGGTCTATTACGTACCAATGTATCAAATACTTTTTTAATTGGTTCAATATTAATTCCAGTCCAATTATTATTTTTTTCGAAATAAAGTGTATTATTAATAGTTACCCCATCATGAGCACCTACATCTACATAAAATCCGTTTTTATAGTTTTTAAAAATATTAGTTTCTAAATATCTATCTTGATTGTCTTGTGAATTAAACATTTATATTTTATTTATTATGTATTTTTATATTAAAATTAAAGATAAAGATTATTATTAATATTTGTTGATTAGAACCACGGTTTCAATTCCAATTCACGGTCACTGTTATTTGCCATTACTGGATGACTAATTGGCACGGCCAAGGTACTGACATCATATAAATATTTAACATAACCTTGTGCTTCGGAATAGACTTGTGCAATGCAATAATTTAATATCATTTGATTTAGTTCTCTCACTTGTTCAGAAATATCGCCTACTTTATTTGCAGAATATTGTAGATAAATGCTTCTCATTATAATTTTAAGAGAATCGCAATCTTGTTCTCCTACTAAATATTGATTGTTTGATTTTTGAAATACGCCATGCCGAATGCCATTTTGTATTATTTGAATGTTTTCTTTTGAAAAAAATACTTTAGATAATAGAGTTTCTGTCCAAAGTCCTTGAGTGGGGTCTCTAAATGTAGAACATTGAGTTGCTGGTATTTTATCATACATTGTAAACAAAGCACCTGTATTGGGAGTTTTTAAATCTACCCGACCATTATAATTCATTATATAATTGAAATAGAAAAATATATTTCAATTATATGGATATTGGAAGTTTTCAAAAAAATGTTTTAATTGTTGCGTTAGTTATTTTAATTATTACATTGTTGTTTATTGGAATTACAATTAAACAGGCAAAGACGGAACAATGGCCTCCTGTTCTGGGAGATTGTCCTGATTACTGGATTGATATGTCAGGAAATGGTGGGCAATGTGTGAATGTAAAAGATTTAGGAACTTGTGGGATTACATCACATGGACATTATACTATGGATTTTACAACTCCTACATTTACAGGCGATACTGGATTGTGTTCTAAATACACGTGGGCAACAAAATGTGGCGTTTCTTGGGATGGAATCACGTATGGCGTGCCTAACCCATGTAATGCTTAATGAGTAACTCGTGTATTTTTTCTTTTTCTACAAAATTGGCGTTTGTCACCCATGGCGAATTTACATGGCCTTTTTTGTTTGCATTTTGTGCCTGGCTTTATGCCACGACATGGCGAATCTTTGATTCGTTGTCTATATATTTTTCGTTTTGCATGTCGCGGAGTGTCTCTGTTTTGTGGTCTTCGTCGTCGTTGTCTGCTTGATTTAGAGGAAGTATAAGAAGATGATTTTGGTAGTTGTAAAGGAGGCAATGGAGACCTTGACCTTGACATTGACCTTGGATTAGACCTTGACCTTGACCTTGACATTGACCTTGGATTAGACATTGACCTTGACCTTGACCTTGACCTTGACCTTGCACTTGACCTTGGATTAGACCTTGACCTTGGATTAGACCTTGACCTTGACCTTGACCTTGCACTTGACCTAGACCTTGCACTTGACCTAGACCTTGCACTTGACCTAGACATTGACCTAGACCTGGACTTGGACTTTGACCGCAAAGTAGAAACACTCATGGACCTAGACAAAGGAGCAGTCACGGACTCACTGCCAGATTCAATCGGTGTCAATGGACCAAGTGGATGACGACCGCGACGATTTGTCCGATTTCGCAATGTAGGGCTATTTATTATACGATGATTTCTTGTGGGAGTAACACCAATCATCTTTCTTTTGTAGACAGGTTTTACAACTGACAACATTTCTACATCATCATCATTGTTTCGGCGTTTTTTCCTGGAAAACATATTTTTTACCGATTTTAAAAAACCCATATAAAAGTATTAGAAAATAAAATGAATGAACCAATTAAATCTAAACGCAATATTAAACAGAGAAGAAAATGTGACATTTATAAAACAAACGCTTGCCATGTTTGAACAAAATAAGTCAAACAATAGCATTAAAAAAGGCATTTACATATATGGTGAACCAGGAACAGGAAAAACCACGTTTATTATAAATATTCTAAAAGAATTGGATTATGATATTATTAAATACGACGCGGGAGATTTTCGCAATAAATCCATCATTGACACTATTTCACAACACAACATGTCTGATAAAAATATCATGAGTTTATTTCACAAAAAAATCAAAAAGATTGCAATCATCATGGACGAAATAGATGGCATGAATAATGGAGACAAAGGCGGCATCAATACCCTTATTAAATTAATACGTCCTAAAAAGACGAAAAAGCAGAAATTAGAAGAGATTACAATGAATCCAATTATTTGCATCGGCAATTATCATATTGACAAGAAAATCAAAGAATTAATGAAGGTATGCAATACCGTTGAATTGAAAACACCGAGTCAAGAGCAAATAAACACAATCGTCAAAGAAATCATGCCTGAATTAGACCCTTTGTTTATTCAATACATACAAGGAGACCTTAAAAAATTGCATAATATATGGAATATTTATCAGAATAAAAAGGATATATTGCAATCCGACATTATTCAAAATGTCTTTCAATTAAAAACATACAATGATGATACAAAACAAATTGTCCAAAAAATAATCACTCAACCATTTCATATTGAAGAACACAATACGATTATGAATGAGACCGACAGAACCATCATTGGACTATTATGGCATGAAAATATCATTGAAGTGATTGATAAAATGAAACCGAACATATCTATTCCATTTTACATTCAACAATTGGACAATATATGTTTCGCCGATTACATTGATAGAATAACATTTCAAAAACAAATATGGCAATTTAATGAAATGAGTTCATTGATAAAAACCTTTAAAAACAATCATTTGTATCATTCCACTTTTAAGAAAAAACGCAAATTTAATCTCGCTGACGTGAGGTTTACAAAAGTGCTCACTAAATTTTCCACAGAATACAATAATACATTGTTTATACAAAATTTATGCCAACAACTCGCAATGGACAAAAAAGACGTGTTTGCATTCTTTCTTGATTTAAAAAGTAAATACAATGAAAATGAATTGATTGTTTATTTGGAAAATTACGAAATCACTAAATTGGACATTAATCGCATTTACAGATATATTAACAAATATACAAATGATAATATAACTGATGATGTTGAAATAGATATTGATACCAGTGACGGTGAAGATTAGGACGGAGTCATGGCATCTTCTTTATTTTTATGCCATCGTTGAATTGTCTTTTCCGACAAGACGACACATTGATGTGCCTCATATTCTCGTGGATTGTTGTAAAATAAAATATGTGGTTTGGATGACGCGTCATTCATCGGCATGATTGTCTTGAATAAACAACGCTCGCTTTTTGTACCGACAATGTAATCCTTGTATTTTATTCCAGTCACTGCATTTCGTATATAACTTCCAACATCGCCATTAAAATAGTATTCTAATATATAGAATTGTTTTTTCCCGGCATTGTCTATATATGACCGTTTGATTTTGTTCAAATATGGGTCTTCAAAATCGTTCGTTTTAGATAATGGTTTCATTTCATCATTATCTAACAATGCAGTGGGGTGAAACCTATCATCATCATACAACATTTATATTAAGTATTTAAATATCTTTATATTATTTAGAGTTGGTGGGAATAATTCTATAATCACTGATTTTTTTATTTATAATGGTTTTTATTTTGTTTTCTAGATATTCAATTTTCTCTCTTAAATGTCCATTTTCCATCACTGCTTTTTGCAATTCTTCGTAGATGTGTTGGGCTTGTTGTTGTGTTTGAGACAATTGATGTTGCAATACCATTTTCTCTCTTTCATGCGTCATCTCATGTAATTGTTTAATTACGTCAGGTTTATTTTCAGGTTTGCCTTGGTCGTATTTTTCCAGAATGGCATCAATGTCCTTTATATAAAAATCCATTAAATATGAATCTTTGATGAAATCGGCGACTGTCACTTGTGATAGATTTACGAATTGATTTAGTCTATCTGGTTCTAACAATGCTTTTTTATCTAGAGTATTGTGAATATGAGAGAAGACGAGGATTGTTTTGAATGAATCTAATTGGACAAAGGGAATCGTGTAATTTTTCAAAAAATGCTTTTCTTCTGCCAATGCCGCAGTTTCTTCATAACTGGTGTGTGATAATAATTCTCTTCTGAAAGCAAAAGTTGCCGCAGTTGCATGATTTGGTCCATAAGGTCCAAATGCATACATTTGATTTACATGTTTAAAATAAATATGCATCAGACTAGACCCTGCACACAATGCACCTGGATTTTGTTGCAACGTGTCCACTGCATGTGATATTCGTTCTGGTGGATAATAATCGTCGTCATCCATGTAAACCAGAATACTGCCTTTGGATTTCGCGTGGGCTAGATTGCGTTTTTTACCCAATGACATTTTTTCCGAGTAATAACTGTATTTTACATATGGGAGATGAGAGACCAAATCTTCTATTTTGTCTGTTCCGTCGTCAATCACAATCCATTCTATTCTTTTTTTAGGATATGTTTGGTTTTCAATGCATTTAATAATGTATGGAATAAATGGTCGGCGATTGAATGTCGGAGTGCATATACTAACAAAGGGCTGATTTTTTGACATAATATAAATATGTAACTTATTTATATTATAATTATTGGAATGCTTTATTATTCGGCTTTTTTTTCTTCTTTGTTTATTTTTTTATATTGGAGAATGGAATTATGGTTGTTGCCTTGTTAGACAATGCATCAGTTGCACCTGGAACTACTGCATCAGCAAGAGTAGATGCAACTACACTGGTAGGCGTTGACAGTGCAGCAACAGTGGCTGTGGCGGTTAGATTGGCAGCAGCATCTTTAGCCTGTTTGGCAGCCTGATTGGTAGCATCATCAATGTCTAGTTTATTTAAAGGGTTTGATGCATCAGTATTATTTTTAGAAGCAGCATCATCACCATCAGAAGCAGCAGCAGCAGTAGTAGTAGCATCACCAGAACCAGAACCATCATCCACATCCACATCATTATCTCCAGCATCCACATCATCATTTCCAGCATCCTTAGCAGCACCAACATCTTCTTCTTCAAGGTCTTCTTTAAATTTAATGTTTGTATATTTTGTTGTGCAAAAATTCCCAAAAGTGTCCAGATACTCTTTGCTTTGTTGCAGCCGTTGAAACTCTTTATAAGACTCAAACGCATCAGATGCTTCATTTGAAAGGTCGGTTTTATCAAACAATCCGACTTTAATAAAGTTAAAAAATACCAATGCAAACACAACTATCGCCGTTATACCACCAGCATTATCAAACGCATCAAAAGAGGAAGATATTATTATTAGTGACATTATCAAGGATATTAAATACCGTTTGTATTTAAATGTGTCTGTAAACATGCTTAAAAAATTGCATGCGGTGTCATTGTAATAAGTGGAGTTGTATCCTATAATATAAAATAACCATCTTAAAATATTATACGCAGTGCACCCAATGGATACAGGCAATGAGGCAATACCAATAGCATAACCTTTCATGACACTTATACCCAACCACCAAATCCAACTTGTAAATTTTAGGTCGGATGAATTTATACAAAATATCGGCGACCCTTTCACATATACAGGCTTACTTAACTCACGCGAAAATGTATGATTGTCAATATCCGCACTGGCAACTCTAGAACTTGTAAAAGAATCAGTATAATTATATATTAGCCATGGATAATTTATAATTATGGAATACACAGTTACAAATATTGACATTATTGATATTATTAGCAAAACCATCATTGTTATTAAAGGTGCAAACAGAATAATAACACTATCTGACATGTGTTTGTTTAACAATTTAAAATAACTATTTAAAAATGATATGTTAAACAATGCCACATCGCTTGAAATTGCCGACTGAAAAAGTTTGAATCCTATAGAAGAACTCGTTGTTTTCTTGTCTGATTCTTGTCTTGCTTTAATTAACTCTGAATTTATAGAACTGTATGGGTCTGACAATTTACTTTGACTGACAAATGATATACGTTGGCATTGAATGTCATCTCCAACCTTTACCTGATTGATGATTTGGGGCTTTAACATGGGCATGTCGTATTCTAATGTACTGTCTACTTTAAATTTGTCGTCCAGATAATTATAATCTTCAACAGTTTCCTCACAATCAAACTCGGGCTTTAATAAAGAATTGGTTAACCCTTGAATGTAATAGGTCGGTATGATGGCATCAAGAATTCCCGCTCCACATGCTTTACTTGCGTATAAAATGAGACATCCAATTAAAATAAGTATGCAAAATTTGAGAATGGATATTCCAAGGTTTTTTCCATAATCAGCAATTTTTTTGCTATTATCTTTTTTAGAATCAATGTCAGACATATTATAATATAATAAAATCTTTTGGATATATATGCTTAAACTTTTTTTAGCAGCATTATCTATTTTCTTGTTATTTATCTTGTCAAAAAATATGTGTGAAGGGTTTGTGGATGTTTATAGTCCTCAAGAAAATAGTCAAACAACACATACGGTTGATTTGCCCTTAACTACCACATTCAGTTGCACAAACATGTGCATAAATGCGCGTTGTTCTAAAACCGGGCAACAATGTTTGTCTGACATTGACTGTCCCGGTTGCCAGCCTTTTGTTCCCCCATTGCCTCCTGCAAAAGACAATGTTCCTGGAAACGATGATTCCGGAAAAATGACTGGTGGCATGACTCCTTCGTATTCTGTATTAACAAATGACATTGGAACAAAAGCAACACTGTATAGAGATGGAGAATACCAATTTGAATCGGCACCCCAGGCGAATTTTGGGACAAATGTATGGCGTTCTTCTTTTAATCAAGAGAGAAACTTGTTTGATAAAAGATATAAACCTACAGGTTTGCCAAATATGCCTGAATATTCAAAACGGTATTCTATTACTGGGGAATTTATGGACGAAGGTCCGCTCTCTTCCAATGATTATTTTACATAAGACGTGCAATTATATATATATACTATATGGGAGAAAAAACATATCCAGATGGTGTATATTTAGGCAGCCTAATTGGAGATGAGCGGTCTGGACGAGGAAAAATGACATATTCAAATAAAAATGTTTATGATGGATATTGGGAAAATGATGTACGGGTTGGACGAGGAGTCATGAAATATGCGAATAAAGATGTTTATATGGGCTTATGGAAAAATGATGTACGGTTTGGAGAAGGAACCATGAAATATGGGAAAAGAAAGAATGAGTATAGAAAAAAATATGAAGGAACCTGGGAAAATGATAAACCGACTGGACAAGGAACAATGACATATGCGAATGGAGATGTTTATGAGGGACCATGGGAAGACGGAGCACGGAGTGGCGAACAAGGAACCATGACATATGCGAATGGAAATGTTTATGTGGGCGAATGGGAAGACGGTGAACCTGTTGATGGAACATTGACATATCCAAATGGTGATGTTTATACAGGAGAATCTTGGAATGGTGAGCCGAATGGACAAGGACAAATGAAATATGCGAATGGAGATGTTTATGAGGGACCATGGGAAGACGGGGCACGGAGTGGGGAACGGAGTGGGGAACAAGGAACAATGACATATGCTGACACTGGTAATGTTTATGTGGGCGAATGGGGAGATGATGAACCTGTTCATGGAACAATGACCTATGCGAATAGACATGTTTATGTGGGGGATTGGGAAGCCGGTGAGCGGCACGGACATGGAATGCTGACAAATGAAAATGGAGATATTATTCATGATGGGTTTTGGGCTAATGATGAACCTGTTACTGACCAACAACAGGTTCAAATCCAAGGAATCGCTTATGAAATACATAATGCATCAGACAAAATTAATATGAATAAATATTATGAGTTATTACAAATTGATTCTCCTCCTGAACATTATGCATCGATAGACATGATAGCATACATAAAAGGTCAGTTTGAACCTTTTCTAGGAGAGAAAGGAGACACACTTGATGCTGTATTAAATAAAGCAGCCGGACGCATCGAGCGAGATAAATTATTAATTGGACGAACTATTGACTATGTAATGAAACAATCTGACGCATTTAAAGAATTATATATTTCTACATTTATTTTGGATTGTTCAGAAGCATACGATGGACCAGGTGATGGCATGAGTTGTGCAAAAGGAATTGTTGAACGATTTAAACTGAGTCTTATACCTCCTTTAATTTCTGCTACAAGTTCTGAATGTGAAGAAGCATCCGAAGTGTGCATTAACCACAAGAAATTGTTAAAGTTATTGACACAAGACATAAATATGCCAGAAATAATTCAGGAATGGTCTAACAAAGCCGACATACAAGATATGTCTGAAGAAGAGAGAAAAAAAGATTTTATTGCCTTTATAACATCAAAATATGTTGAACTAGGCATGCCGCCACCGACTGAAAAAATACAAGCGAAAGCAGATGAAATTAATTATGTTTTTAAGGATTTGGCATGGGGTTCCAAAAGACGCAGTCGCAGAAGGACCAAAAGACGAGCACGTGCACAAAAAACTAAAAAACACGCACACAGACGCAGCCAGAGAAGAACGACCAAAAGACGCGCACGCGGACACAGCCAGAGAAGAAGAATGACCAAAAGAAAATAATAAAATCTAAACAATAATTCAAACGCCTAAACGCCTATTTTAGTAATATAATTGCAATCACAATTATAAATACAATTAAAATTAATACTAATATTGCATAAGAAATAAATTTACTATAAAAACTATTTACATTTAAATAAGAATACGTATTCGTCTCTTCTAATTCCTCATATTCGTTAATAAGTTTATGTATATTTTCTCTCTCTTGTTTCAATCTATCATAATTATCTTTTAATTTTTTACCTTCATTCATGAGTTCGTTAGGTTGAGTCCCAGTCATACTTATAATTTTATTATTTATTTCAGTGAGTTGCATATTTAAATTTTGCATTCTTTGTAAATATTGCTGTTTAAGTGAGACAATAGCATAATCTCCTTCTGATATACTAGGTATAATATCACCTTCACCATATCTTAAAGAACACACAGAATTATTAAAAACAGCACCTGTGCAATCCTTGTTAGTTTCACACAATTCGCCGCATTTATTTAATGTGGTAGATAATCTTTGCAGTTGGCCTTTTCCCAAAAAAGAATATCCTTTAATAGTTTTATATTTTTTACTACTATTATTCTGTTGTGGGTCATTTGTAACACTTGTAACACTTTTCACACAACAACTGGACTCACGAGGTCCTGTATAATTATCCGATGTAATAGTTTTATAATTTGGTTTTGTCCACAAAGAATTATCTGTACCAACCACAATAAACATTCCGGTATTTGTAATATCAATAGATGCTTTCACACAACAGCAGCCGACATTTTGCCATGATTGACTAGATAAATTTTTGTAACTTTCTTTTTTATATATATTTAAGTCACTTCCAGAAACATATAATGAACCATCAGGTGCAATCGCAACTGAACTACACCATTCTCCCGCTGTTGCAGTTTGTCTCCAATTATCATTTAAACCAGATTTTGACCATAATTTATTATCTGTTCCAACACCAACAATTGTCCCGTCTTGACCCATTGCAACATCTAATACACAACAAGAACTTTGTATGGGTCCACTCCAATTGTCTAAATAATCTTGTTTTGTATATATATTCATATTCATTATTCCTAATAATCCTTTGCCATCATTCATTTTGCAAATAGCCTGGACATCTACACTATTATCATCTATTAATGCCCACTTGGAATATAAATCCGCTTTACTATATAATTTCCCGTCTGTTCCAACTCCTATAATAATATAAGGATTGTCATTAGACACAGTAACCGTTTTTGGTTGTTTCTCCGCTGTGTTTAATAAATTAAAATAATCATCTTGAAGTTTATTATAATCATCCAATATTTTTGTATATTGATTAATTAAATCATTCATATATTATATTTGATTTTATTCTCTCTGAATTATTATATTTAACATAAATACTAAATATAATAATTTCATCTATGTCGCATACATTAATCCACAGTTGCCACCAACAAACGTGACTATATTTATTCTCTCTTCAAATAAAACCATATTGAAATTGTAATCATAGATTCGCCATGTCGGTTTATTAATGCCAATAATATTTCCAGTTTCCGGATTACAAATAGACAATGATTGTGCCAAAGGATCCAACGCAGGGGTAATTGTGGTGAATTCAAATTCCACTAAATTAAAACGATTCGTATTTAATGCCCCGCTGGGTTGCAAGTCAGTTGGGTTTGTAGACAAACAAAAATTATAACAATACAGCCCATCGGGTGCGTTTGAACTGGTTCTCACATATTTTTCAATGTAATTAAACACACCCACTGGTTGCAAGTTCTCTCTATACTGTCCATCTAAAAGTATGCCTAATGAAATCAATATTTCTTTTATGTTGTCAATTGTATAAACAGGTGTTATCATTATCCCAGTTGGCGAACCGCCAATGTTTTGTCCAGGACCTATATACGTTGTTGAATTCGGGTCATAACATTGAAGTGGAAATTCGCCATCTTTCGGTGCCTCAACAAGACCAGATGGAACAGATTTATACGGATAATTGGTATAATTAGACCATTGATTTCGCAAATTCGCATCACTTCGTTGAAAATAAAACATCCAATTTGCAACCAATCCCAAAGAATCTAATTGTATTTTATTTGGTCCAGTGACATTGTAGAAAATAGTCTCACGCACTTGTGTAAATATATATTTTTGTTCATTTAATGCAAACAATCTGGCTTCATCATTAGAGAGAAAACAATATGTGCAATTCAAATTAACATCGGAATTCCACAATGTTCGCGTGTCCACATATGAATTTATTCCAATGCAGACATCCGGGGGAGGTTGAAGAAAACGATAAAATTGCATGTAATATAAATTGAAATTCGGGGCAACGCGTGGATAGTTATTCTGTGGTTGCATTACATCCCGAATGGTGAATAACTCATAAATAGGCCGCATTGTAATTGTTATATGCAATTCATTATATTGCAATGAGACTAATGGAAACGCCATTTGTGATTTTAAATTAAACCATGCATTTAATGGAATATAAAGAGTCCTTCCAGGAATAGACGGTTCAGCACCAGGCACAGATGGACTATAATATGCATTTGGATACGTATTTACACGTCCATTTGCATTTGCAGGATCCGTCAATTGAGCCACATTGCCAATCATTCTATCAAACAATTCTTTTTTAGGACCAGAAAAATCACGCTGAACCAATGACAATAAATACGCACCAGAGAATTCCTGCAATGTTTGATTGCCGCATGTAATTGACACATTTTTAATCATTTGTGCACCGATGTTTTCTATCCATTGAAATTCATATGGCACCCAATCCGTATTTTCAAGCATTTGCCCTTGATTTTGTTGAGGCGGGAAAATTGGGCTCCAAATGGATGGCAAATCAATGGAAATATAACAGTCCATTAATAAATCGGCATATCTAGGTATTTTAAAAGTAAATGTGGATTCTTCATTCAATCTCAATGTTCTAGACCCATCAAAATCTATGCGAAATTTTTGCAATCCAAAATTGGTATATTTGGCATACGTCGTTTTGAAAAAAGTTTTACTAGGATTCCCATTTAATATAATGTTTTGCTGACCTTGACTCACTAAATTTAAAAGACCACCAGCCATTAATATATAAGTATTTTTATTTTTTAAATACTTCTTATATATAATAATATGGAGAAAAATCCACAAGCAATTATTATTGTTATTAGTCTTGTTGTTTTAGTTTCCGCAATATTTTATTATTTCTATATTACTGGATTAAGAAGCCGAGAATGCACTTTTATGAACAATATTTACGGGACATTAAACACACGAATTAAACCTATCACTCCATCCTCCAAACAGTGCAAATTCAATTTGCGAGACTATTACATTAAAACGGCATATAATTGTTGCAGTGGAGGGAGTTATAAAAATGATTATGTTGACACTTGCAATTTAATTAATGTGCTAAAACAAGGCTGTAGAGGATTGGATTTTGAAATATATTCTATTGATAACCAACCGGTTGTGTCGACCTCTGTTTTAGACAATAATTATGTAAAAGAAACATACAATTATTTGGAGTTTTCAGAAGTAATGAATGTTTTGACGAATTATGCCTTTTCAGCCAGCACTTCTCCGAATTATACAGACCCGTTAATTATTCATTTGAGAATAAAAAGCAACAACTCGCAAATGATTTCTAATTTCGCAGACTTGTTTAAACAATATTCTGCATTTATGCTTGGAGAAAAATACAGTTATGAGAATCATGGAAAAAACCTCGGTAATGTTCCACTTCTTGCCTTTTCAACCAATTCTGCGTCATCTAAAAATAATATCATTCTTATTGTTGACAGAGACAATACTGTATTTTTAGACAATCAACATTTTATGGAATATGTAAATTTGACGAGTAATTCTATTTTTATGAGAGCCCTGCGTTACTATGATATTAAATATGCACCGGATTTTGCGGAATTGCAAGAATTTAATAGACAAAACATGACAATTGGAATGCCGGACAATGAAGTCAATCCTGTGAATCCAAATGCAATTGTTGTGAGAGAAAGTGGTTCACAAATGATTGCAATGAGATATCAATATGTAGACAATAATTTGGAGGAAAATATTGGCTTTTTTGATAAAGTCGGGTTTGCGTTTGCATTAAAACCAGAGAGATTGAGATATATTCCCGTGAATTTGCAGGACCCTGCGCCACAGCGACCTGAATTGTCCTATGAATCGCGAAATGTGGCAAGCGACTATTTTAGTTTTAGCATTTAGTTTTTAGACTTGCGACGTTTTATGCATTCTTTTTCCCTCTTGTAAACTACAATCTCCATCCCTTTTTTTTCGGTGGTTCTGGTTCATTCTCTTTTGATTCTTCAAAACCTGATGGTATTGACTTGTTTGAATCTCTCTTTGAA